CGGTTTCTATGGACCCGGAATGCGCACGCCTGATCAAGGAAAGCAGATCAAGAGCATCCGCGCAAAGTACGGCGTCCCGAACAAGGAGATTTACGCTGATCCGTCGATCTTCCGTCGCATCTCGTTGACAACTGGCACAGTCGGACCTTCGATTGCTCAGATGTTCTACGATGAGAGCAAGGTCGAGATGATCCGTGGTAACAACGACATCATCAACGGCATCACGAAGGTTACGGGATACTTGGAAGTCCAGAAGAACGTCGTCAATCCGTACACAGGTGAGACGACATCACCGATGATCTTCTTCTCGGACCATTTGGACTTTGTACAGGACGAGTTTGGTTCATATATGTGGAAGAAAGAGGCAGACGGCACCTCACTCGACGAACCTGTAGACAAGAACGATCACGCGATGGACACGATCAAGTACATGTTGTCTGATCGACCGGAAGTCGGATCACTTGTCCTCGAATTGCACCGCATACCTGCATACATGTTGTGGCATGAGCAGGAGACGTTCAATGAACCTCGCTACGCGCGATACGGGAGCTGACGATGGCGAAGAATTCAATGAAGAATATTGACGACAGCATCGCGCAGGCAGATGGCGAAGGCTCGGCAGTGCCGTTGCAGGATGGTACGACGGAAGATACCGCTCCGATCTATCAGATGATCGGTGAGAGTCGCATCCCGACATCGAAGTTCGCTGGAAACTTGTGGAGGTCTCGGTACGACACCGCGATTGCCAAGCTCAAGGCTTCTGGTTCTTGGGATGCGTGGGACGAAACAGTTCGCTACTACAAGAACGATCAGACGGGTAAGCGGGATCGCAGCAATCCGAACCGCACTCCCGCACGCTCTGCGATCGAAATCACTGGTGGCGAGTTCACCAACACCGAGAACATCGTGTTCGCGAACGTCAGCGCACTCGTGCCGTCGATTTACGCGAAGAACCCCGATGTCACAGTCCACAGCAATAAGTCCGGAGATGAGGAAGCGTACTTCACTACATGCGCGCAGAAGCTACTGCGGACGTTGATGCAGAAGCGTACGTCTCCCGGTGTCAATCTGAAGCCCAAGATGCGTGTGTCAGTGGTGCGTACCACACTCACGAATATCTCGTACATCGAGGTCGGATACACCAAACGTGAAGCCAGCTCTGCCGCAGTGATGGACGAGATTACTCGTGTCTCCGGAGAGCTTGCGAACGCGAAGTCTCAGAAGGAAATCCGTGATCTTGAGGGCCAATTGCAGGCTCTCGATGAGAAAGTTGACTTGTTGTCAGCTCCGGGACCGTGGACGAAGGCTCTACACCCGAAAGATGTCATCATGGACCCTGATGGCATGTTGGTGGACGGCACTGACAGCAAGTGGATCATGATTGCTGACATCTTCGAGACCTCATTCCTCAATGCAGTGTTCCGCAAGAAGGATGAGAACGGAAATTACACGTCGCTGTACAAGCCGACGCACGTTTTGAAGGCCGATGGGACCGGAAAGCGCGACATCGCAGGCCATGATGAGGAAATCACCAACTTCCGCATCGTTCAGGGTAGCGAGTACAACTTCGCGGACTATGGTTACTCGGACGAGAACACATTCAACCGTGCTTGCCGCACAAAAGTGTGGAAAGTGTGGGACAAGATCACTCGTCGTGTGCTGTGGTACGCTGACAATGACTGGAAGTGGCCGATTTGGGTATGGGATGACCCATATGGGTTCGAAGACTTCTTCCCGATTGCACCGCTCGCCTTCCACACCGATCCGGAGGACATGTATGCGCGTGGCGAAGCTTCCTACTACCTTGATCAACAAGATGAGATCAATCGGATCAACTCACAAGTCGCAAAGATGCGGTACAGAGTGTCGAACCAGCTCGTCTACAACAAGCGAGCGGTCGAAGACGAGAAGGACATCCTATCACTCGTTAATCCATCATCGGATACTAAACTGATCGGTGTGAAAGTTCCGGAAGGAATGAAACTCGGAGACATGCTCGATGCGCCGCCCATTCCGGCTGTCGATTTCGCGCAGCTATTTGATAAGCGAAACCTCTTCGAGGCTGTGGATCGTGTATCAGGTGTGTCGTCAGTCCTCCGTGGTGTCGAATATCGTACGAACACTACGAACAAGGCTATCGACAGCTACGAGAGTAGCACAGGTATGCGTCTCGATGAGAAGATTGATGCGATCGAAGAGACGATCGGACGCGTCGGATACATGATGCTACTCTTGTGCTTGACGAACATGACACCAGAGGAAGTCGGTGCGCTGATTGGGCCAGAACACGTACAGTACTGGCCGGGACCGATGGATATGCGTGAAGCGCAGCGGAAGTTCTCGCTCACTGTCGTCGGTGGTTCGTCACTCAAGCCGACTTCGAAGGTTCGTAAGGAACAAGCGAAGGAACTCGGCCAAATCCTCGGTCAATTCGGTGCGAACAACCCCGCAGTCATCCTCGTTCTGTTCAAGATGCTGCAACGTGCGTACAGCGATGAGATGGTGATCGAGCCGCAGGACTGGCAGATGATCATGCAGTTCTTGCAGCAGCAGATTATGCCGCAAGGCGCACCAACTCCGGAAGGTGGAAGACCTCCGGAAGCTGGACAGCAGCAACCCGCTCCGGGTGGACAACCGGGAGCACCAATCGACGTAGGCAGTGTCGTCGGAGTTATCGATCAACTGTTTGCGAAGATGCCACCTGACGTGCGACACGCCGTTGGTGCAGACATAGCCAAGGGTATCCCTGTGAAGGACATCCTTGGTAAACTTCAACAGACGGCGCAACAGCAGCAGCAACAGCGCCCTCAATAACACCCATTCGGAGTACTGAAAATGCCTCGTGATCCTATGGACCTGATCGATGACGCACTCAAGGGCGACGACACCGACTACGGAGATGGAACTTCCTCCGGTGGTGCAGGTGATAATGACACTGGTGGAACAGAAGCGGGGGAAGGAGGCGATGGAACTGATGCAGTCGGTAAAGGGACCGGAGCTGATCCCGATAAGCGCGGCGATACATCACCTCCTGCAACGCGGACTAATCAGAGTGATGAGGGACGAGGAAAAGCGCAGCAAGGCACTGCGCCAACAAATAACAAGGCTCAACAGGGAATTCCGGGGCAGCGTCAGCGCGTCGGCTCTCAGTTCGCTGACGGCAAAGGTAATATCGTAGACAAGGACGGCAAGATCATTGCCAAGTCCGGTGCGGAAGCGCGCTTCTGGCAGGAAGCATCACGCGCGACTGCACAGGTCAACAACCTGAACCAGCAAATCCAGCGCACGCAGGCTCGTATTCAAGAGTTGGAGCGTACACACGCGCAAGCACAGCAGATTGCACAAATTCCACAGCGCCTCGGCATCAATGAGCAAGACTTCAATGAAGGTATGACGATAATGGCGAAGTGGCGCTCCGACCCTGTGTGGGTGGCGCGAGAAGTTGTTGCAAGAGCGATGAGTTTGGGGCATAAAGTAACCGACATCCTCGGCAAGGAAGTCGGTGAAAGCGTCGATACTCGCGCCTTGTCGATGATGGTGGATCGGGCAACTGCTCCACTTACGCGGCAGCAACAAGAAGCTGCTGCGGCCACGGAACGAACCACCGCTGCTGAACGCGCGATGAATGAGTTCCTGAGTACACACGAACACGCGGAGATACACGGCGACGCTATCGCTCATTTGATGGGCAAAGGTGCTACCGCAGAGCGTGCGTACTTTGATCTCCAGAGGTTTGCATATCAGAACAATCTGGACTTCACACAACCACTTGGACCGCAGATTGACGCGTTGAATGCGCAGCCTGCCCAACGATCCACCGAACAGCCTCGCCGTCCTATGGCGAATGGTAATGGTCGCGGAAGTGAGCAGCAGATGACAACGCAACCAGCGCAAGCATCCGCACAAGATAGTTGGGGTGACATCCTCAACCGGGTGATGCGCGACCAAGGATAGAGGTTCAGATGGCCGTTCTCAATACGGTGCTTCACTCGGTTCTTTCGCAGAGCCGTAAGAAGCTGATCATGGCCTCGTTGCAGTCCCACGCTTTGATGGCGTGGGCATTTGCAACGAAGCGCGTCGAAACGGAGGATGGTGGCCGCAACGTCACCAACCCCATCACGCTCGGTCGCAATCCGAACGTGACTTCAACTGAGTACTTCAACACGATCCCCGTCGCTCAGACTGACGAGTTCAACACGTTGGAATATACGTGGTCGCGCGTCGTCGGTACGGTCATCATCTCCGATCAGGAAGAGGATGAGAACAAGGGCGACAACATGATCTTCAAGCTGCTCAAGGCGAAGCTTGAAGTTCTGGAAGAGAGCATCAAGGACAAGTTTGGTGAGTATCTGTACGGTGCAGGCTCCGGTCTGGACCCGCTCGGACTCGCTGCACTGATCCCCGATGATCCGACGACGGGTACTATCGGTAACCTGTCTCGCGCTGAGACGCAGCTCCGTACGTCCTCGTACGACTTCGCCTCTACACTCGATGCGACGAACATCGAAGAAGCCATCGATGACGTTCTTCTCGACCTCACGATGGGAACCGACAAGCCCGACATCATCCTCGCGGGGCGCAACTTCATCCGCGCGTACCGTGCAGCAGTCCGTGACAAGCTGGTCGTCAATCTCTCCGATCTGAAGAAGAACGGCGTTGACGGCATGGTTGACCTCGGCTTCGGTGGCGTTGCACACGACGGCATTCCCATCGTGTACGACGAGAACTGCGCTGTCAACAAGGCGTACTTCATCAACTCCAAGTACCTGCGTCTCCACATCCTTAAGGGTGTGAACATGAAGGTCAAGGAGCTGAACTCGCCTTGGAACATGGATGCGATCGGTCGTCGTATCCAGTGGCAGGGCCAATGGTGCATGTGGAAGATGTTCCGCACGCACGCCGTCGTGAAGATGTAAGGAGACACACATGCCGCGTGCATCAGTTAGCGCAGCGACCGCTCCCGCCACAATGGGCGCGTATGCGGCTTTCGCTCCGCAACAGAAGGTCAAGCCGGCGTTCGTCGTGCAGAAGTTGGAAGGCGTTGTGAAGCGCTTCATCCACATGTTCGACAAGTCGCAGAACAAAATCCTCAAGAAGGAAATCGAGGAGGATGCAGGCTATCTTGTGACCTTCGCGAAGGGCCACTCCATCCGGTGCCGTGACGAGGCGCACTTGAAAGAGATCGGTGCCGGTCTCGATCTTGTGCCAATCATCAACAACGACGGTCAAGTCGTCGGCTCCATCCCCAATTCCAGCATCACGCGCAGCATGATGGTGGACGAGGAAGAGGACAAGTAATATGACGACGCATAACACTCACGACGTTGCACAGTACTTCCCGCGCCGCGCGAATATGCGCGTGCCGAACATGAAGTTCCACTCCGAAGTCGACACCAATGGTACGTTCCGTGCAGAACTCGGAGCACCAGTGGCGGCGGCTGCGGCTGGTATCTGGTCGGCACTGTCCATCAACACGGCGCTCACCAAGTCGTCGGCATCACTGATCGCAAACCGCGACAACATGGG